AGTTAAATAATGATTTTATAAAAAGCCCGTCATATCAAGCGTTTAAGCTTGTGTGACAGGCTTTTTTTGTGTATAGGGGGCAAATAAGGGGCAAATTATAAAGAATCGAGCAAGTCCAGGATATTATCATCCATCTTTTTAGTGACGTGTGTATAAATTTTATTAGTCGTTCGAGAGTCGGAGTGACCAACTCTTGCCATGATTGCTTTTAGAGGTACATTGTTTTCTGCTAGTCTGCTAACAAGAGTATGCCTGAAAATATGCGAGGTAAGATGTTTATCTATTGGATTTTTTAAACGTTTATTTGCTTTCTGGATTGCTAAGTTGAAAGAATTATTTTGAATTGGTATACCGTTTTTGGTAACACAGATAAATCCAAGATCATTGAATGTTTTTCGAGTGTTTTTAGAAAGTTCATTTATTGAGATAAACTCTTTTAAAATTTCAATTTCTCTTTTTGATAAAGAAACAGTTCTGAAGCTTGCAGCAGTTTTAGTAGTTGTTTTAAATCCTTTTGAATACCCTACTGTTTTATCTAGAGTTCCATGGATTTTTACCGTCTTATTATCAAAATCAATATTTTCTTGTTTAATAGCAATAGCTTCACCGATTCGACAACCATTGTATGACATGAATTCAGCAAGCAAACCTAGTCTATATGTATTATTTGTCCTGTATAATTCTTCTAATAATCTTTTTAGTTCATCCTCTTCCAAAAATTTCTTTTCTGTCTTTTCTAACTCTTCGATTGTTTTTATTTGTTTTGGAAGTTTTGCTCGTCTTGCAGGGTTGTCTTTGACGTATTCAAGATTAACTGCATAATCAAACGATAGATTTAAAATCATTTTATAGCGCTCTAGTTTTGAACGAGAAATATCTTGATCATTTAAGAACCGCTGGATATATTTAGTGTCTATATTCTTAACTTTAATTTCTGTATCGAATACTTCTTTAAAATCATTCACGCTACTAGTCAGAGAGCTGATAGAACTACCTTTGATTTCTTTCTGGTAAAATGTCCACCACTCATCTAAAACGTGTTGATAAGTCACATCTGTTGATTGTAAATTCTGTAAAGTTTCTTCTATGCGTTCATCCAGTAATTTTTGTGCTTCCTTTTTCGCTCTGGTTGTTCCAGAACTAAGCGTTACAGATACCCTCTTCAATTTTTCAGTGTACGGGTCTTTATATCTCTCAAAAAATTTATATTTTCCATTTGGAAGTTCTTCCATCCACATTGATTTTACCTCACTTTTTTGTTAAAATGGGTATAAGAAAACGACCTTTTGAATGGTTGTTTCTTATACATGATTTCCTCACACTCTCCTCGACCAAAATTTGAGTGTGGGGATTTTTTATTTAAGCCTTCTTCAAATATTGTGTTTCAATTGGAATAATTAATTGTTTTGAGTAGAAAATATATTCAATTCCTTTACTAGGTTTTGTGACAGAATAATTTAGATAATACTTTTCATTCCTAAGGTTACTGTACATTTTAAAAATTTCATCAGAAACATCATATGTAAGAATCCATTTTTTATTAGACATATATTTTTTTATGGATTTAGCTAAACTAAGGTGATTTTCATGATTATAGAAGTTTGTATATAATCCAGGTCCTTTTTTATAATAAGGTGGATCAAAAAATGTAAAAGAATTTTTTGTTCTAGAAATATTTAAACGAATAAACTTTTCAGCATCGATGTTATAAAGTTTAATACGTTTTTTTAGAGATGCTATCAATGTAATTTTCTCAATAATTTTTTCTCTATTGAATCGACAATCAAGTTTGTAATCTCCGTCTTGTTTTAAACCACCAATTACACCAGCTTTAATAATACCTGAACGATTTGTACGATTGAGGAATAAAGTTGAAAAACCTAAAGAAAGCAAATCATCACAATTATCTTTATTATTCTGGATATTTCTTTGAATTTTCCATTCTTCGATAGTGATAGGTGTGGTTTCAATTTTTTTAATCAGCTGTTCAGTATAATTTAACACGGAATACCAAAAAGCATAAATTGCTTTATCAAAATCATTCACCATGATTTTTTCTACATCATTATTAAGAAGTAACTTTAAGGCAATCCCCATTCCGCCCATATAAGGTTCGATATAAGTTGTTGCATTGTTAGATACAACAAGCTCTCTAACATATTCGTAAATTTGAGATTTTCCACCTGGATACCTTAAAGGACTAATATTTTTCATAATTTATTCCTCCTTTCTATTTATAATACACTATTTCAAAAATTTTGGCCAGTTTTATAATCCAGGTATTTTATTATTTTTGGCCACAAAATCGTATGCTTTTTTAAATGATTTTTCAAATTCATTAACAGAATCAAGATTATTATTCTTCCAATACACTATTGGATTATTTTGCCCTTTCCAATTTGATTTTTCATCATTAAACCACGCCTTCCAAACTTCTCTAGGTTTTGTATTTTTGTATTTACCATTTTGTTTTTTATATTGTTCTTCATATGATCCGTTCTTTATGAATTCTAGAACACGGTAATTAGGATTATTCATAAAAATTGAATAATTATAGTCATCATTAGTCTGCTTCCAAAATCCAGATTTTGGATTATTTAATATATCAAAAACAAATTCTTCTGGATTAACTTTTGAGCCATGATTAGGTAGGGTAATAAAATTTTTGTACTTACCATTGTCTATTTCTTGATCACCATCTAAACATATAATGGAGTTTTTTGTAAATTCAGGAACTTTATGTTTGTGAAGCGATTGATATTGGGTAGAAGAAATACTAACTCCATTGATCGACTTGATTCTTTTTGAAATAGCTAAATTATGACTATCTTTAAATCCTTTAATTAGATTTGTAAAAACAAAATATGCTTCAGAGTCTTCAAAATAAACTTTTACTTTATCTAATATTAGTTCTTGATTTACTTGGGCTAGTAATTCATTTTTAAACTTATATAAAAAGTCAAGCTCAGTTACTTTAATATCTGAAATATTAGATTCACTGGTTGTAAAAATTTTAACATCGCGATTTACTCTTGGATTTTTGATTTTTTCTGTTTCAAGATGTTCTAAAAGAGTAAGTGAATGAGTAGTTACGAATATTTGTATATTCCATGCTCGAGCTTTTTCTAAAAAGATATCAAGAAGTATATTTTGTGCAGCAGGGTATAGTGTTGCATCAACTTCGTCAACTAACAAAATTCCACCTTTGTAATTATCCGAATAATTATCTTTTAATTTTTTAAATGAATACAATGCAAGTAATAGTTGTCCAACAATATCTTCTCCTGAGGAAATCATTTCTATTGTCCGTTCAGGATCAATATATGCAGCAGTTTGCTTTTTTGTATTAGTCTCAGTGGCAGTTAAATTATTAGGATAATCTTTAAGCAATATGGATTTATATAAAATATGGATATCTTCCTTATCTTGTTCAGAAATATCAAGAATAAAATTTTTATTTCTAGTTTTGACTAATGGTGTTAGCCGATCAAGACCAAGGTAAATAACAGGATGGATATAATTGGCAGATTCATTATTATCTCGTCTAGTTACAAAACGAGGTAAGATTCTGTCTTTATGATTAGTAGTTTTAAGTTTGAAATATTCCTCATTATCTAGAGTTACATTGATATGTTCCGTTTCTCTGACATCTTTTTCAGACAGTTTAAAATGTTCATTTGAAGAGGATTCAAATGGTTTCCCAAAATGAGTAAGAATGGAATTATACTCAGTTATAAGTTCTGAATCTAGTTCAGGGTCTAATTTAGAAAATTTTGTTTTATTAAGTTCTTGACACTCTGGAGAAATAAATTCAATGACTTTGTTATTGTATGAAAATCCTTGAGCGATCATTCCAAGAATAGTGGATTTACCAGTTCCGTTTTTTCCTGAAATTATATTAACGTATTTTGATGGTTGAAAAGACAACTCTTTTATCAACCTGAAATCTTTTATTTTAAGTTCTTTGATATAGACCATATTTACATACCTACTATTTGTTTAAATTCTTCCTGGATCATATCCTCACATCTTTGCTTGCAGGCAGTGTGGGGATTTTTTGTTATTTCTTGTTAATTACTCATCAAGCAATCTTATAAAATCATTTTCTGTCATGATTTCAATATCTTGGCCTTTCTCTAATAGAGTTTGAGCTTTTTTCATTTTACTACTTAACCCATCTGTGCCGACTACTCTCCAATCTTGTTCTCCTACAACTAAGATATTAGTGTGTCTGGTCACTCCTTTTTCAGGGATACCACCAACTAATGCAGCAGCTTTGTTAGCTTCTTTTCTAGTCATCCGCTCGAGTTTTCCAGTAAAACAAAAGTATAGACCGTAAAAGTAATGATCTGGGTTCATTGCTGCCTTTTCTTCTTCTGTTGGTTGATAGATAAGGTTTTCCTTGTATTGATAATCTCTTTTTCTTTTAAATCCATGCTGGCCAAGTAACCCAGTTTTACTGTATCTATACTCTTTTAAAAAAGTATCAAGGTCGGAAAATGAATTAGTAGATAGTAAATATTCTAAAATCAATCCACTTGCTTGTGCATCTGATAAAGCGTTATGGTGATCTAACTTAATATTCAAATTTTTAGCTAGTCTTTTGAGTTTGTAATTCAATTGTCCAGGGAGAGCAACCTTGGCTAATCGATACGAACAAATATACTCTATATTGTCAAAATCCAGTTCGTATTTTTGGTAAACATCTTTAAGAGCACCCATATCAAACTGTGCAAAGTGGGCTACAACTATATCAGAACCAATAAAATCAACAATCTCCTTTCTCACCTCCGGGAATGTAGGCGAATCAAGAACATCTTCAGGTGTAATGCCATGGATGAAAATATTGAAATCATCAAATTCTTCTTCTGGATTAATTAAAGTATAAAAAGTATCAATAATATTCCCATCTTTAAATTTTACTAATCCGATAGAACAAATACTACCACGAAAGTCATTCGCAGTTTCAACATCTAAAGCAACATACGAGTAAGACATGTGAGTCTCCTTTCATTCGACTAATGCTAAATATTCCTCTTGAACCATGATTTCATTAGCGATGGATTTTAATTTATACTTTTCCATAAAATGTACATAATTAAACTCAGATACATCATCCATGGTTTTTAACTCTTCCTCCAGAAGATGATGGATCATATTTCGGTCTGCCTGAAGCTCACACAATTCTCTATTAAGCTCATATTGGCTTTGTGAATGTTCCCTGTGGCCTAGTTCGTGTAGGGCTACTTGTTTTTGGTCTTGCTCTGATAGATTGATATCGATAGCAAGAAGCTTCAATGTTGGATTGAAGAATCCTGGACTATGCCAGCCTGTTCCATCAAAGTAGCATAGGTTCACACCCTCCTGGGCGCAAAGCTCTCTTACAGTCATAAATGCACCTCTATTTATTTTTTAAGTGTGCCTCCAAGACTGCTGTAATAAAATCTATATCTTCTTCAGAAAGTGGCTTACCATCGAATAGCATAGATTGCGCAGCAATATCTCGAAGGTCAAACGGTGCAGAAGCATCACCGTTGCTTGCAATAGTCGGATTATCTGTCCGACCGAGTAAGTAATCCGTTGACACGTTGAAGTAGTCGGCGATTTCTGAAATTCGTTCAGTGGACGGTTTGGAATTTTTTAGATTATAAATAGTATTTCTACTATAACCTAGTTTTTCTTCCAATAAATTTATTGAAAGTCCTTGCTTTTTGGCAAGTTCTTTAATTCTGTCAAATGTCTGAAACATTGATTTTTCAACCTTTCTGAGAACATGACAAAAAATATTTAATATTTCTCATTAAAACACTTGACAAAGTTAATGTGAAGTATTAAAATAGTTTTTGTAAGTTGATGAGTTGGTAAAAAACGAAGTTAAAACTTATCTAAAAATTAATAGCTTTGGCGAGCAACAACAATTGATAGATATATTGTTTTATCAAGGTTTTTAATTATGCTTTCATTTTAATACTATACATTAAAATTGTCAAGTATTTTATAAAATTTCTAACTCATCTTCTTACAAAACAAAAAAACGTACCTCAGCTGCTATCTGAAGTACGTTACGGAAATTGTTCTGCTCAAGCTAATAGCAGTAGCTAACAACACTTCGCTGGTATCGCCTCCAGCACTGCAGTTGAAATAGTTAGGGACTTTGATCTACGAGAAGTTGCGCTTTTTAACGTGGCCACCTCCCACGACTGAACTCGCACCTATTTTTACGACTCTTGTTTGTCGATGCTGGCAACCAGACCAGAGATAGAGTTTAACTACTGAGACACAGTACCTTTCAAAAATTCTGCCAATATGCATCAGCTCCTTTCTGTTAACAAAGGTAACATTATTATACTAAATGTAAGAAGGTTTGTAAAGGTTTTGTCTGATAAAAGCTAGGGCAGACAACAATTTTCGTTAATAATAATCATTTTTTTAACTTACAAAGAAAAGGAGGAAGATATATGCCAAATATGGATGGTGGACGTCAAAAGGTAAGAGATTATCTAAAAGAACACAATCTGACGATGGCTACGCTAGCGGTGCAGTATAGCATGACTCGTCAGGATGTAACGAATATCCTGAACGGTAAATTAAAAAATCCACAAGCGAACCAGTTCATCGCTCGTGTGATTGAAGATTTTAAAATTCGCTAATACAAAAAGCACCTAACAGAAGTCAGGCGCTTAGAAAATTATTCAAGAAAATTATATCACAGAAAGAGAGGAAAATCCATGCCTAAAACGGAAATTACTTACAAAGCTGTGGATGTCAATGAAAAGGCCACACATGGCGACTACAAACACCTTTGCCAAATGTGGGAAGGTCTGACAGTTGGAACTGCTAAAATTTGGGCTACTGAAATGCGAGATCATCCAGATTTTAAACAGTTCATTGACAATCCAACTCACAAATTAGTATTTATCAATTATGAAGGTTTTCGATTATTCGTTAAATGGAAAAGCAGAAATCGTTACCGAACTAAAAAAGAAACTCTGGAAGAAATGCTAGAAAATCTAAAAAAAGAAAAACAATTTGGAGTTTTAACATGAGCCTATTAAACAGAATAAAATTATATTTTTCAGAAATTATCGAGGAAGTAAATCTCGATTGGAAGAAAGTCGCTCTGGAAATCAATCAACAATTGATTGAACTGCAAATGAAATACCAGGATGCACTTCAACGTATTTCAGATCTTGAAAAACGATTAGCAATCTATGAAGAAAAGGAAAAAACAAAATGCTAGAATACCTATATTTAATAACTATCGTACTTGTATGCCTTTGGGCGCTAGTAAATGAACTGGATAGTCATGCTAAGTCTCAAAAGGAAAATAAACAATTAATCGCTAATAATATTGCTCGTATGAATCTGAGAAATTCAGATAAGCAATTTACATATGATGTAGATCCACCAATAGGATTGAAGTAAGGATAAAAATATGAGTGTAAGTCGCAATATGAACGAAATGGAAATTCGTGTATTAAATATGATTCTTAATTGTGCTACGTTCGACCTTCCGATTCAGGCAAGTGAAATACGATTAGAAACTGGACTCTCAAAACGTAAGTTAGAAGAAGTTATTGAGAGCCTTCGTGTTAATTTTAGACACCCTATCGTGGCCAAGAAGACGAAACCAAACGGATACTACTTGCCACAAAGTGAGGAGGAGCGACAAGCAGGTTTAGCTCCCTACCGTCGTCAAATCTTAACTGAACAGAAGAATCTTGCTGCTGTTATGAATATTGACCTGAGAGAATATTGGAGGGATGGAGTATGACTTTAAAAAACAAACGTTACTTTTGGATACAACTTACTCAAGATTTTTTTAAATCTAAAGAAATGAAATTGCTTCGAAAAATTGCTGGCGGTGATACACATACTATTATCTATCTGAAAATGATGTTGATTAGTTTAGAAGATGGAGGTCGTATTTACTATGACGGCCTAGCTGATAATTTGGCGGAAGAACTATCCCTGGTTATTGATGAAAATATTGAAGATATTAAAATAACTTTGATTTTCTTGGAGAGTAAAGGTCTGTTGACGAAGAAGTCTGACAGAGATTATTTCTTGGAACAAGTTCCTGAAATGGTAGGAAGTGAAACAGCTAGTGCCAGAAGGGTTCGCAAGTTTAGAGAAAACAAATTAGCGTTACAATGTAACACCGATGAAACAAAGCGTAACGGAGATATAGATATAGATATAGATAAAGAGATAGATATAGATTTAGATAAAAATCCTATTGAAATCATCGTGGAAGAATATCAATCTCGTATTGCTATGTTAGATGGAACTCAATTTGAAATACTAAAAGAGTTTGTCACTCTAGATGGTATGGAAGCGAAAGTTGTCCTGAAAGCAATAGGTCTTGCTGCTGATAATGGCAAAAGAAATTTTAGCTACATCAAGGCTATCTTGACTAATTGGAAAAATGATGGAGTTTTGACAATTGCAGCGGTGGAAGAAAGAGAGAGAGCTTTTAAAGAAAGTAAAAATAAGGGCTCAAACAATCAACCAAACAAAAAATCTAATGTTCCTGAATGGTCTAATCCAGATTATGTAAATACAACAAGTGAAGAGACCAAGGAAGAACTTGAACGACGTAAAAAGGAATTACTTAACAGACTAGAGAAAGGAGAGAACTAATGTTCATATTAAAACATGGCACAAAAGAAGATAAACCTTTCTTAAAATCCGTTGTAGTGGCAGTTACTGGTATAGATATTTCCTTTTCAGATGAAAACAAAGCATTAAGATTTGCTTCCCGTGGCGCAGCTATCCAAGTAGGAAGAGCTCTAAGAAGTTCATTTGGGAATTTCTATCCAGTAGAGGTGCCATAATGTTAAAACTTTACTTTGTCTATAACGGACATTGCAGGTTATTCTTAGGAGAATACAACAATGTTGATGGCCTTATTGAAGACATGAAGGAGCATCAATGGGCACATTCTGGAATAACTAGACCACATTTTGTAAAACATATCAAGAAGGACAGCGTTAGATTTGATTATGGCGCAAGGGATTGCTACTATTTGGCAACTTTTTCAGGAGGAAAATAAAATGATTGAACTTATTAAAGAATTTGGAATGGCTATTCTGTGGCTATTTCTCGGCTACTTAGTCGGGGAACGTGCAGCAAGAAAGGAAAAGAAAGATGATCAATAATGTAGTGTTAATTGGGCGCTTAACTCGTGATCCAGAATTACGATACACACCGTCAAATGTTGCCGTTGCGACCTTCAACCTTGCAGTCAATCGGAATTTTAAAGGCACGAACGGAGAGCGAGAAGCGGACTTCATTAATTGTATTATGTGGCGTAAGCAAGCTGAAAATTTTGCAAATTGGGTTAAAAAGGGTGCTCTTGTGGGAATCACTGGCCGCATCCAGACTCGTAGCTATGATAATCAACAAGGACAACGTGTCTATGTGACGG